CAACAACCTTGATTGAACCATCAGACTGGTCAACTACCAGGAAGTAGTAAGTAGCTGGTGCTGCAACAGCGGCTGTGTTTGCAACCAGAGTATTGACATTAGCTCCAGTGGCACATTTAGCATCAAGCTGCGTCTGAATAGCAGAAGTAACACCAGTGACATGGTTGAATTCAGTGGTCGATGCTGTAGCTCCATCAAGGAGATTTAGCTCAGCAGCTGTACTGGTAACAGCTACTCCACCAATTTGCAAAGCTGTGCTTGCATTGATAGTTGGTGCTGCAAGTGTTCCAGTGAAAGTAGGAGAAGCAAGAGGAGACTTAAGGTCAACCTGCGTTTGAATAGCAGATGTCACACCACTGACATGATTGAGTTCAGTAGCTGTAGCGGTCACACCATCAAGGATGTTGAGTTCAGCAGCGGTTGAGGTAACGTCAACTCCACCAATATCTAGGGTAGTTACTGAAACTTCACCAACTGTGAGCAGGTTTGAATCTGGGTTATAAGCAACACCAGCATCGGTGTAGAAAGTTTCAACAGTTGCACTAGCATTATCATCAGTTACAAAAGTGAGATAATGAGTAGCATCAGCAGTAGCGGTAACTGTTTTTAGTTGATCTGCTGTAGCTGAACCAGCTTCTGCTGCTTCAACAGCAGTCTCTAGTGCTTGAAGTGCTGATTTGATAGTGACTGAGTCACTGATTGTTGAACCTGTGAAGTTGCCAAGATTGTCGGTATTTTCAGCAATACCAGTCAGGGTCACTAAGTCAGCAATATCGGTGAACTTAAGAGCTGAGGTATTAAGGTGAGCTGTTAGTGCACTAGCTGCAGCCTTAAGTTCCAAGGAAGTCTCTAGTGCCTGGAGTGCAGCTTTAAGATCGCTGCTTGATGAAATCGTTGATCCAGTAAAGTCACCTAGGGTGGTTGTATCTTTGGCAACACCAGAGAGGGTAGCAAAGTTATCAATATGAACTTCATTAGCAGCAACTAGGTTAGTAACCGTTGTTGAGTAATTAGCATCATCACCAATAGCGGCGGCAAGTTCATTTAGTGTATTGAGAGCACCAGGAGCGCTATCAATTAGAGCATTAATCTGTGTAGTGACGTAGGTTTCTGTAGCTTGGCCAGATAGAAGATTAGCTTTAGTAATTTTCTTACTATCAAACGTACTACCACTATCGGTAGTATCAGCTACTAGAATAAGACTAGCGTCATCCGTTGAAGTTACTGCTGAAAGTGCAGAAAGTTTAGAGGAAGCCATTTTTTATTCAAATATGAGGAATGAAGTATTTTCCAGAGCGTTAACTCTAGCGTTGAGTGAATTCAGCTGTGCAAAAGTAGCCGTAAGCTCAGTACCATTGTATGATAAATTTCCATTCGCTACTCCAAAGACGGTACCGCTCTCAAAATGAATAGCATCATTTTGAATGTATAGTTGGCGAATAGTGTGATTAGGATCACCTAAGTCATACGTATCAGTGAATTGTGGAATGAGGTTAGCGTTCCAAAGGAAGCCAGATGCATCACCTGCACCTCCTCCACCTCCTCCACCATCTCCGTAAACGGAGACAGTAGGATCTGAGGCATAACAAAGTAAAGCGCCAGGGAACATATCAGGAGATAAGGGAGATCCTCCATCATTGCCAACCCATGTTGCGTTAAATCCGGTAACAGTTTTAGAATTTATCAATATCATGTGTGAGTCATAATGCTCTCTGTCAGTAACAACTGTGTAATCAGTATCAGGCTGAGGCTCATTAAACGTAAAAGTAGTAGCACCTGTGTTCGTGTCATAAGGACCCCAACTAATACCTGTACCTGTACCGGGATTATTGTTTTTAATAAATGCATGAGCAAATGGGGCGATAATCTCCATGGTGCTGCCACCACCACCACCACTGGCAACATTACCAAAACTCAGATTACCAACGCCATCAGTAATAATTGCTTGCCCTGCTGTTCCGTCATTTCCTGGAAAGATAAGACCATTTATCAAGACAGTACCGTGTAACTGAGGATCTGCATTACTAGCTTTAGCAGCCATGAGCACGGCATATCCATTCTCATAGTCAATCTTCTTCATTAATGCATGGCCACCTGCTGTTGAACCATCATGAACACGTAGGTTCCAATTAGTAGTATCTACGGTAACTTCTCGTTCAGCACCAGTAAAGTTATTAGTTTCAAATTCGGTACCACCCCGAAGTTGTAGAGTATCAGCCATTCTATTTAGTGCGTGAGGTTGAGATCAAATGATGCGTTGCCCTTATTTAAGTCATGGATATCTTCTGGAGTATCTGAAATAAATCCAGCATCTAGGATAAGTTCAGGTAAGTTAAAGTCATCTCTTTGTTTGATGAAGTATTCAAAGAATATTCGTATTCCTTGAGTTGGTAGACCTTCTGGGTCGTAGATTTGTTGGAGGATATCAGCACTTTTGTGCTTAGGGAATAACCATTGTCCAATAACCCTAGGATCTCCGCATCTGATTAAACCGATACGTGAGAAGCCACGATGCTTGGTAAAGTTAAGCGCATCTTCTCCATCGTAGAAAACACGTAGGAGAATGTCAGATGAAGCTGGTATTACTAAGTCAAGGTCACCCCTTACTCTCTCCAGATGGATCTTTACACAGGGTACATATTCAGCATTTCCTTTGATGTCCCACCATTTAAGAATGGGAAACGTATCACCTTTAGAAGGTTGTTCACGCCAAATCCTTGTACCAATCTGCTCAGTAACATCCTTAACGCCTTTTAATGTAAGGATGTTGGACATTCTATCTGTAGTTAGGTCCTCTTTATTTTAACTAGTTATTAAAAGCCTAACCAATCACTATTAATGGATCAATCTTCTACGTCCCACTCAATAACAATTCGTTTAAAGGTTCTGCCGGTGTGATCAAGGCAGCTCATTGTAGTAACTGTTGCATTGAGACATTCTTGGATGTGCTTTAAGTTAGTATCAACAATTACTTGTTTCGTTTCTTCAGTTAGCATTTTCATGATTGTCTCCAAGTAAGGTTGTTAGCTGAATTATCATCTTTATCGTTATTAATATGCTGAATGATAGAGCAACCCTTCCTTCGCCCATATGGAGTAGGTGGTGCAGGAAGGAAAGCAAAGGCAACAAGTTTATGTACGTATACAGTTAACTCCTGCTTGCGTCCTATGCGTTGCTGAAGTTTAACGGTGTCATAGCCGCGTGCATTTTTATGCTGCTTCAAGATACGTTCATCGTTACCTTTAGTGCTTTTAATTTGACCTTTGTCATTGACATAGTATTCAATACAGCACTCAAATCCAGCAAGTGTATGTACAGGAACCCATTCGTTCACATCAATAAACTTTTGCTCTAACATTATTGAATACCTGTATTTCGGTGTTCGTAAGCTATACCTCAATAATACATACTATTATTTATATATGTGAGCTAGTCGAAGCTCATAAGTAAACAATTCGTTTTGGAGTCTCCGCATAATGTGGATTGATAATGACTTTCCAAAACTCCTTGGTGCTGAACTGTACCGCCCCCACCCTGCTTACATCATTGAGATGGCAGTGGAGCCGGTGGTGGTACACGACTTAAATGCATGAGTCGTAACTGGGTGAATTGCTGGAAAGCCTCCAATTTATAGGCCAATCAGCAGCCAAGCCGAATTACAATTCGGAAGGTTCAACGACTAGATCCCGACAGGAAACTGAGTAACGGATCCACGAGCGCCCAGCCCTTAATCTCATAATTAAGGTGATGATATAGTCTGAACAATACCAATGGTAAAGGTATTGAACTAGGAGATAAAGAGCTTCTGGGATAACACACTTGTAGCAAGCAACCCGGACAAACGGTTCAACTCGACCGTTACCGTTTCTGGGGCAAGCCCGGCACTAAGGAGTCCCGCGAACGTACAGCTGATCAAACCCTAGGTACCGCAAGTGCACGGAACATTGTCAAGGACAAGGTTCTAGTTACATTGCGTGAATACACAGGACCAGCTGATACTCGCGATACCGCTCAACCTTCTACATTCAAGGTTGCGCGTGAAACACTGATCACAGCACAACGTCTGCTGCTTGATACAGGTAATTTGAATGTATTTCATCAAAGCATTGGCTTAAATAGTAGGCCCGCCGTTGCGTAAGCGACGAGCGATAATAGGGTGAATTGCTGGAACCCCTCCAACTAAATGGGGAATCAGCAGCCAAGCCAGTTCTAAAGACTGGAAGGTTCAACGACTAGGAGACGAGAGGAAACTCAGTAAATCTCCCACGAGTGCCCTACATCCCTCAGGGATGAAGATATAGTCTGAACAACATCAATGGAAAAGATGTTGAACCGAAGGATAAAGAGCTTTCGGGATAACACAATTGCACTAACCCTGCTTGATGATTACAGACGTTGGCGTAAAACAGATTGCGCCGCCATTGCGTGAGTAATGGGCAATAACTGGGTGAATTGACTGGAACCCCTCCATTATTTAAGGGGAATCAGCAGCCAAGCCAGCATACAAGCTGGAAGGTTCAACGACTAGATCCCGACAGGAAACTGAGTAACGGATCCACGAGTGCCCAGCATCTCAACAGAGATGAAGATATAGTCTGAACAATACCGATGGTAAAGGTATTGAACCGAGAGATAAAGAGCTTTCGGGATAACATAATGGATCGCGTCTTCGCAAATGAACTATTGAAAGCTGAGGCTAATGGCCAAGCTGACAAAGATAAAGGTGGTTACTACCTTCCAGGTGGTAAGACTAAAGGCGCTACTGGTGGAACTCTAGGTGTAACTTACGCCGCTTCAGAGTCAGCCAAATTTGACGTAAAAACTGACCTACTAGAGGTAGTAAAAGACCTCCGTAAGCGTAACACGCCTACATTTAGTGATGGTTATTACAGGTGTATTGTGGATCCAACCGCAATGATGCACTTGCGCCAAAATAGTGATTTTAGAGAAATCGCAAGATACCCCGGTTCTGGAATGGTAGATCCGATGCAGCCTAACTTGGCTCCTTCGGCTAACTTCTACCAGGGCATGGGTCCTGCATATGGACAAGCCGGATTCGTGGCTGGACAGCCAGTGATGCCTACCGGATTTTTGTTCGAGGGAGTGCGCTGGTTCGAGAGCACAAACCTACCCGAGACATCATATAACTGCGTGATTACTGACGAATCAGCATCTGCTGCAGACTATGCAGCATCACAGCTCGTATTCTTCGGTCCACAGGCAGTAGGTGTAGGTATTGGTGGGAATAATGCCCAGATACTCTTAAACAATAATGACGACTTTAGCCGCTTCATCATTATGATCTGGTCACTTTTCGCCGGTTTTGAAATCCTGAACAAGGACTTCATCACGGTTGGTTACTCTTTCGTATATTAAGGAGCTAACTAATCATGTCTATTATTTTTCCCGGTAACTTTGTTGCACAACTGAACGCATATCGCGGTCAGGGTGTGGTTTCAATTCCAGGTGTTGAGTTCTATAGCTACATTGGTGTAGCTTCGCTTAACGCTAGCGCCGCAGCTGGCGCAACTTATGATCTGCAGATTCTCTCTCCAGATCTTCGTGCTGATGACAAAGCTCGTACCGATAAGCCCTTCGTTATTCCAACGGGTGCTGGTATTTATCGTTCCGCAGTTAATGTTGTCAACTTGACTTCAGGCAATGCAAAGACAATCACCGCTACCGGCATTACCGGCGGCGCTGTATTGACCTCTGCTGCTGATGGTACTTTCGCTGCTAATGGTTCGGTTACACCCTTCGCTGGTTTGACCGATGCTGCTGGAAGCGCTGTTATCACGCGTCTTGCCTCTGACACCACTGTCACAGCAGTTGCTAACGACGGACTAACCATCGTTAACGCTGATGATCAGGCAGCAATCATTGTGGAGATTGATTTCTTCATGGATTCATCTGCTCCTGGTGCTGACGACGTATCACTACCCTTTAAAGTAGAAGCAGGTCAAGGCACCTGATAACACTTAAATGGTCATCAAAAGGTACCCTCTTGGGTGCCTTTTTTTGTGACTATAATAAGGAAGAGAGCTTATAAAACTAATGAACAGTAATTTATTTCAGGACACAAAGACTGGACAGCTAGTTGAATTTATCAATAAGCAGGACAAAGAATATGCAATGGTGCGTAATTCTGCAGGAAATATCAACTACGTAAATCTATCTCAGTTAGTCCCATATGATGCAGAGAAAAGAGAAAGAGGTAAGGTTGAAGATGCACCACAGATTCAAGTAGAACCAGAGGAGTTACCACCAGAAACTGTAGTTCCTATTGAAGATACAAGATTGAACCTCAATGCTGCTGGTGCTGAGCAGATTCAAAAGCGTCTGCCAGGCGTTGGATATGCAACTGCCAAGCGCATTGTTGAGCTGCGGATGTCATTAAGTGGTGAGCGTTTCGCTAATCTCAAGCAACTTGAGAACATTCCTCGTGTGAACTGGGATCAGTTAATAGAAGATGATTTAATCTTTATCGCTTGATTGTTAAACTAGTAGTAGTAATTAAAGATATTGAGTAATGGGTACATTAGAACAAGTCTTATTAGCCCGTGCACAGGAAGAGGCACAAGCTCGCCCCACCCTGGCTCAATCAGCAACAGCTGGTGCAGGTGTTGGCGCACTTAGCGGCTTGGCTCTAGGTGGTGGCATTAAGGGGCGAATGGCTGGTGGCCTTGTAGGCATGATCCTTGGCGGCGGACTCGGTGCAGGCACACGCGCAATGATGACTGATACATCAGATGCAGGTCGCTTACTAGCGAAACTACAGATGGGCACAATGACTGATGTTGATAAGTATGCACTGGAAAACATGCTTGCTCAGACTTATAGCCGCTAGGGGTAAGTAATGGAATTAAATGATTATCTAAAGAGTAAAGTCAGATTCCATCTAGGTTTCAATGCCGGTGCTCAGATCCCTGCTGGTGATAGAGCACGAGTAGAAGAAGCAATGGCATTGGTGCCAGATGACCTCTGGTATGAGGAGATCGTTTATCACATCAGTCGATGTGATATTGCCTGGAAAGCAAGTGCTGCAATCCCAGATGATTACTTTGATCCAGGTGGTAGCAGAGTATTGAATCCCTCTAGGCAAGAGATCATCTCTGGTGATGTTCAACGGACAATCAATACATCAGATCCGCTTAAAGGTGATGAGTATTTCCGAGAGATCTATTTAAGAGAGTGTGACCGATTAGCCGAGACTTTATATGTTCCTAATTATCGAAGACCAGATGTAAGACGTTATGCGTTTGAGCGTTCAGGTTCTGAATTCATTATGGCAGTACCTGGCCCTGCTGATACGAGCACCGCTTGTAAAATGGTATTAGCAGCTACTTGGAGATAGATCATGTCATATCGCACTATGGAATTACGTCCAGGCATGGATGGCTTTAGCGGTCCTCCAACTATTACGCGTATTCCTAATTACAACCCAGGTTCAGATCCTGGTTTGACGCCATTAGTTGCAAGGCAAGATAGTCCAGATATACATAGACCACATGAGGAAACCGCTTTTCTTAATTTCTTTGGTGGTGGTAAACCTAAACAAGTAGATCCAAATAATCCATATGGATATGTACGAGATAGAACTATATTAAATAATGCTGTTTATTCGGATCAATTAGGTGGGAAGTGGGATGGTAAAGGAACTGCCCGAGACTATATTGAGTGGTATCAGAAACATGAAAAAGATAATTCTAGTATTGACAGCAGACCAGAGAAACAACAGATGGCAGGAACAAATCCCAAGCTACTCGAATTGTTCGGAGACTTAAGTGTATAGGTTTTTAGATATAAGTGTAGAATAGTTGTAGGAATAACTATTAAAATACCATGCTACCTGTACAAACGGGCACTCAAAAAATCACTATGAATAGTGCCGAAAGTGATTATCAACAGAAGCGACGTGCGGCCTCCGCTCAAGCTGATGGTAATCCATATATTAGTGGTATTAGTGCAGGGCAAGATGTTAAAGATTCTCGTTCTTTTTATGGTGCTGTAACTGAAATGCCCCAACAGGCAACAGAAGGGCCAAACAGTAATTTCGCTCAAGGTGATCAGCCTGGCAATGTTGCACCAGAAGACGTGCTTAATCAGACAGGTGATGCTGACGCACAGACATCGGCTACAAATTCTCCGCAGAGGGATCCAGCCGACTTCCAAACAAAAGCTTTAGGTGAACGTTTGAAGATGTATGCCGAGGCTGGTCAAGGCTTTCCTGGTCTGAACAACCGTGCACAAACAATTAGTTAAAACCGATGAATAAGAAACAAAATGCACAAATCCTTGATCCACAACGATTTCAAGTAGCAAAGACAATGTCTACGATTCCTGGTGGACCAGCGAATAATAATCCGATGAATGCAAACGTCGGTCCACAGCCAAGTTCATTTAGTGGTGTAAATGAAAATGCACATGGTGATATAGGTCTTGCAGGATCAGAACAGCTGGGAGGCGTATTCCCTGCGAACCCTTCAGGACAGCCACAAGGCTTGACTTGGGGACGGATGCTTAATGGTGGAGTGCCTTATGGCGGACAAGCTCAGCCAAACAGCAAGCAATCCGACATGATTGAGCAGTTCCACTATGGCAAAAATGCACAAGATTACGGCCATCAAGTCTCACCTATGGGAATGATTGGCTCAGCGCCAATGGGTAGTAACCCACCAATGCAGACATTTAATACACTAGATGTAAGGGGTTGGCCCAGCGCAGAAGATGCAGTTGGCGGCAAATCTGGAATGAACACAAAAACTGGTAAACGATAATGGCAACTACCGCATCAAATAAGCAACCGCTTCTAGTTGATCATGTACTACATGAAGCCTACAACCTAGATTCGGCAATCACATCAACATTGGATATCGCTGGCACTAACACTGCGCAGCTTGTTATCAATGCAGTTGATACTGATGGAGCGATTCTTGAACATGTCTATTCAATCGCTCGCAGTACATCCGCTCATACAATCAATCTTTATCTAAGTACCGCTGTTGACTATCTTCGTCCAACAGAAGGAATTCTGGTTGGTCAATTAACAAGTGGAACTAGTGTCGGAGCTGTAACGACGTGGACCAATATGCCAGGAGTGC